CATCACTTCAAGACATCAAAACCTGCTTACAACCAAGTTTAATTGAAGGAGCAGGGGTTGGTGTTTTTGCTTTGAGATTTATCAAACAAGATGAAGTTCTCTATGATAAAAAATACTGGAACTGTTTTAAGAATTATCAAGTTCACTGGAAAGATGTTAAAAAACTTGTTGAACCGAAGATTGAGAAGTATATTGAAAGAATGTGTATGTATGTTCCAGAGACAGAATCCTACATACTCGACGTTCCTTTAAATATGTTGTATACTGAATATTACATAAATCATTCACATACTCCAAATTTATTTTGGGATCGAAAAACACACGAGTTCTTTGCAATACGAGATATTCAAGAGGGTGAAGAACTTACATCATACTACCGACCTGATGAAAGAGATTGGGAACTTAACGAAGATTAATTATGAGCACACTAATTACAAATTTACCCGCAATTGATGTCTGGGTAAGAAAAGAATATTTAACCGACCATCAAAGTGGTCATGGTGAATTTGAGAAAGGTGTTTGGGTAAGTGCGAAAAGTATGCCTGGTCGTGCCTTTTATTTTGAGACATATCTTCCCGAATATGCAGCAATGTTTGATAAATTACCAATTTCAGCATTTTTATCTCAACCAAAAACACCTGATCCTGATATGACCTTGCATAATTTGCAATTTTGGAACTGTATGGACTATGGAATTGTTGCAGTTCAGAAACAATTCATCGGTTCAATGCATTATGAGGTCTATACAAGAGATTTTGGCACTCAAACAGGCACTTATGTCTGTACTTTAGATAATTATCACTCTGATGTTGACGCAATCGACTATTCAACAAGTGAAGTACCTGCTGAACATAAGTCTCATAACATCATTGAACTTGATAATGGGCAGTATTGTCTCTATCCAAACAACCGAATGAGGATTTACGATAACAGCATCACTCCAGAGACACCAAAAGTGCCTGATTTTAAGGTTTCAACAGTTTATTATCAAGTTGAAAATGGACATGATCGTGATGGATTAGGTAATGAAGACAATTATTTCTGGAAAACTACAAAAGAACGTGGAGAAAGTAAAGAAAGAAAACCATTTGAACCCGTAGGAACAGGAAATACTGCGATTACAGGCACTGTAAATATTGATATTGAACCAGAGTTGGGATAAGTGTTGTAGAACTCACATAAATAAAGTGAGTAAACTCTTATCGAATGTACGGACAACGTGTTTCGAGGTCATTTAAAGACATAAGTTTGTCTTTTGACCCTCATCCAGTCACTAAAGATCTTCCAGTTCTTAAAAATGCGAACGCAATACGTCGTTCTGTTCGTAATTTGGTACAAACAATTCCTGGTGAGCGATTTTTTAATCCTCTATTAGGATCATCAGTATATGAAACATTATTTGATCTAGCAACTTTTGGTACATCAACTCTAATTGAGAAAGAAATTATTAACACAATTGAAAATTTTGAACCACGAGTTAGTAATGTCGATGTTCAAGTTGATCCAAGGTTTGATCAAAATAATTTCGATGTAACAATCTTCTTTGATATTGTAGGATTAGAGTTACCAACTCAAGAATTTTCATTTATCCTAGAAGCAACTCGATAATATGCCTTTTACTAAGTTTACAAATCTAGATTTTGATCAGATTAAATCCGAAATTAAGAGTTATTTAAGAGCAAACTCTAATTTTAAAGATTTTGACTTTGAGGGATCGAATTTTTCAGTCCTGATAGACACGTTAGCGTATAATACTTACATAACTGCCTTTAACTCAAACATGGTTGTGAATGAATCTTTCTTAGATTCAGCAACTTTGCGTGAAAATGTGGTTTCACTGGCAAGAAATATTGGATATGTTCCTCGATCAAGATCCGCATCAAAGGCACAAGTCAGTTTTTCAATCAATACTACATCTACCGCATCAACTTTAACACTTGGAGCAGGTCTAGTATGTGTTGGTGCATCTGAAAACTCAACTGTGATGTTTTCTATACCCTCTCCAATAGTCACAACAATCAATAATGGTGTTGCAAACTTCAATAATATAGATGTTTTACAAGGAACATACTTAAGAAAACAATTTATAGTTAATGGATCTCTTGATCAAAGGTTTTTACTTGATAATTCATTCATTGATACCTCTACTATTGTCGTAAAAGTCAAAGGTATTTCTGATACTGGTACTTTAGGTAGGGAATATTCACTTGCAAGTAACATTTTGAACTTAGATGGTACATCTGAGACCTATTTGATACAAGAAGTTCAAGATGAAAAGTATGAATTACTATTTGGGGACGGATATTTTGGTAAAAAACTTGAAAATGGTGCAATAATCACTGTAACTTACATTATTACTGATGGATCAGATGGAAATGGGTCTGCAAACTTCTCATATTCTGGTAGAGTTTTGGATGATAACGGAAATCCAGTTGTTCCAACCAATAATGTTACAATAACCACTAATTCTGTTGCTGCAAATGGTGGTGAAATAGAAAGTATAGACTCAATTAAGTATTTTGCACCACGTATTTACGCTTCACAGTACCGTGCAGTGACCGCTAGAGACTATGAAGCAATAATTCAGTCAATATACCCCAATACAGAGTCTGTATCGGTTGTAGGAGGTGAGGAACTTGACCCACCAGAGTTTGGACAAGTCTTAATTAGCATAAAACCAAAGAATGGTGACTTTGTTTCTGACTTTGATAAGCAAAATATACAATCAAAACTCAAAAACTACTCATTATCAGGTATAAATCAAAAAATTATCGACCTTAAGGTGCTATTTGTAGAAATTGATAGTGCAGTTTACTACAATAGTTCACAAGTTTCTAATGTGAATGATATAAAGAGTAAAGTTACGAGTATTTTAAATACATTTTCCGCTTCAAACATCAATAAATTTGGTGGGAGGTTCAAATATAGTAAATTAGGTCAAATTATTGATGGTGCAGACTCATCAATCACTTCAAACATTACTAGAATCATAATTCGACGCAATATGAAGGCATTATTAAACCAATCTGCACAATATGAACTATGTTATGGTAATGCATTCAAGAAAAATTCTGGTGGATTCAATATTAAGAGCACAGGTTTTACAATAGCGAACCAATCTGGAACTTTATACTTCACAGATGTTCCAAATACTGATAATGATATGGGAACCTTATCTGTTGTTAAAGAATCAACAGAAGCAAACAAATTTATTGTTGTGGTAAAATCTGCTGGATCAGTTGATTATAAAAAGGGTGAAGTTATTATCAATACAATTAATGTTACTTCAACTATTCAACCTAACAACATTATCGAAATACAGGCATTTCCAGATTCAAATGATGTAATTGGTTTGAAGGACTTATATTTGAGTTTTTCTGTTGCTGATAGTACAATAAATATGGTTAAGGATACAATTTCATCTGGAGAGCAGATATCTGGTGTCGGATATAAGACAACATCAAGTTATTTGAATGGAAGTCTAAAAAGAGGTGATACAGTAACATCAAATGCTTCAATTATTACTACAAGCACCACATCACCTATAATGACCACGACTACATCAACAAGTTCAGGTACATCAACGTCTGGAGGCGGATACTAAGAAATGATACAAACTGGTTTTGAGAAACGAGTACAGGTTCAGCAGATACTAGCGAATCAACTCCCTGACTTCATTCGGGCAGAGAGTCCAAAGACGCTTGACTTCTTAAAACAGTATTATATTTCTCAGGAACATCAATCAGGTGTCACTGATTTAACAGATAATTTAGATCAGTACATAAAATTAGATAATTTAACACCAGAAGTTGTTACAGGTCAGACTACTTTATATTCTGGTATAACTTCTACTACAAATAGTGTTCAAGTATATTCTACAAAAGGATTTCCTGATCAATATGGTCTTTTTAAGATTGATAATGAAATATTTACATATACTGGAATTACCACAAATACTTTTACAGGAGTAATTCGTGGATTTAGTGGAATTAGTAGTTATAGAACTGATTTAAATCAGGAAGAACTTCTATTTGAAGAAACTCAACAGGCAGAACATGAAGCAGGGAGAGGGGTTGAAAACTTAAGTGTTAATTTCTTACAAGAATTTTACAAAAAGTTAAAATATACTCTTACACCTGGTTTAGAGGATGTAAATTTTGTTTCAGATCTTGATGTAAATAATTTTATTAAAGGTGCAAGAGCATTTTATGAGGCGAAAGGTACAGAAGAATCATTTAAAATATTATTTAAAGTATTATACGGTGAAACACCAAAAGTTGTTGATTTAGAGCAATTTCTACCCAAACCATCATCTGCACAGTTTTTGAGAAGAGAAATAGTTGTTGCAGAAAGGATTTCTGGTGATCCTGATAAATTAGTTGGTCAAACAATTAAAAAAGCATCAGATTTAGAGACACAGGCATCTGTATCTGAGGTTGAAATATTTACAAGGTCTGGAATAAGCACATATTTTAAAATTGGATTATTTGTTGGATTTGATGATAGAGATTTAATCGAAGGTACGTTTGAAATTCAACCAAAAACTTCAAATATCAATCCTGTATCCATTGGTTCATCTGTAATTACTGTAGATAGTACGGTTGGATTCGGAACTACAGGAACTTTATTGTCTGGTGATAATATAATAACATATTCTTCAAAAACTGTAAATCAGTTTTTGGGTTGTGTTGGTGTAGACAATGCAATGGGGACAAAATCTTCAATTCGCACAAATGACGTATTTTTTGGTTATGAGAACGGAGACATCAACAAAAAGGTAGAGATAAGGGTTACTGGCGTTCTATCTGATATTGAAACAATTGGTGATGTAACATCAATTACAGAGGGTGAGAAAATATATGTAAAAAATGTAGGGGAGAAAATAAAAAATCCTGAAGTAAATAAAACACATAAACAAGTTTTTGCAAATTCATGGATTTATAACTCTAGTTCAAGATTTTTCGTAGATAATACTAACAATGGTTATAATTTAGTATCTAAACCTGACCCCTCTGCATTAAAAGTTGGAGATATTGTAGATATCCTTCTTGGAAACTCAGAAACGATTGAACATGCAAATGCTACGGTGCTTACAATCAATGATAAACAGGTAACTTTAGATACAGGTGGTCAATTCTCACCATCTGCAACAACTACTTACACTTTGAGAAGAAAACTTGAAACAGTTAGTAGTAACGGTGCACCATTAGTATTTGGAAATAATCTTATTACTGCTGATATTCAAAATGTATACACAGAGGGTGAGAAAAATTTCTATGTTGCGTCCAACTCTCTCCCATCATACACATTAACAAAAAATCTTGATCAAGCAATAATAACTTCTTTAGTCTCTACAAATTTACAAGAATATGATACAAACAAATTAAAATTTAGTGTATTAGTATTCAACAATGATGTTCCATTTAAGACAGGTGAAGAAGTAATTTATAATGCCGAAAATAATACTCTTGATGGTTTAATCAATGCTACATCTTATTTTGTTAAAGTTTTAGCGGATAGAAAAAAAATTCAATTATATAGATCAAGATCTTTAATTGATGCAGATAATTCAGTAAGTCCGACTCGTGAATATTTTTCTGCACCATCAACATCGGGTTTTCATAAGTTTACTTTAGTCACTCAGAAAACTCAATTTATCAATCCTCAAAAATTATTAAGGAAATTTCCATTCAATCTTGATACAAAAACTGGTACAAACACTCTAACAGCACCAGGTGCCCTTGGAATGCTTGTTAATGGTGTTGAGGTTATAAACTATAAGTCGGGCGATAAAATCTATTATGGACCGTTAGAGAGCGTTAGATTGTACAATGGTGGAGAAAACTTTGATGTTTTAAATTTACCATCAATAACAATACAGGCAGGTGTAACAACTGCTTTAGTTCAACCTGTTGTAAAAGGTAAACTTACAGAGGTTTTAATTGATCCTCAAGATTTTGATGTGAAGAAAGTTTCTTCAGTATCAATCACAGGTGGTAATTCTACGGGTGCTGTACTAAATGCACAATTAGAGCAAAGACATCGTACACTTTCATTTGATGGTAGACAAACTACAGTTGGTGGTGGAGTAGATGTAGTAAACGATAATATTACTTTCTCACAAAACCATAATCTAATTAGTGGTGATGAAATCATCTATAATCGAAATGGAAATACTGCAATAGGAGTAGGTGTTCGTACAACTGCGTATCAAGACACACAAAATTTAATCACTGGATTAACACTTAATAACGGTGGTGTGTACGTTGCTGAGGTAATTAATAATAAGACAATAAATTTATACGAAACACTAGGTGATTTTTCAGCAGGTATCAATACTGTTGGATTTACCACTGCTGTTACATCGGGTACACATAAATTTAGAACAAAGAAAGCAAATAATACAATATCTAAAATTTCAATAATAAATGCAGGAACAGATTTTGAAAATCGTAAATTAATTGTTCAACCATCTGGTATTAGCACTGCTCATGATAGTATTTTCTTCAAAAATCACGGATTTAATGAGGGTGATGTAATTACATACTCTACAGACGGGACATCTATAGGTGGTTTAGACACAAATCTGCAATATAAAGTAATTAAATTGAATGAAAATGAATTTAGATTAGCAAATGCAGGAGCAGCAGGAACAATTTCTGCAAATTATGACCGAAATAATTACGTAAATATAGTTTCTGCAGGAAGTAGTGAGCAGTTTTTTGCATATCCTGAAATAATTGTTACAGTAAATGCAGATATTATTGGTGGTGTTGGTGTAATTACTGCAACTCCAGTGATTAAAGGATCAATTTCTGATGTATATTTGCATAATTTAGGATCTGGATATGGATCAAATACAATTAATTTCCACAAAAAACCAGATATTTTTGTAAAAACTGGTAAAGGTGCAGAATTTAAACCAATTATTGATGGTGGTAGAGTAATTAATGTGCAAGTTACAAATACTGGTAGTGAGTATACCTCACCACCAGATTTAGAGGTTGTAGGTATTGGGTCTGGAACTGGTGCAAAACTTAGGGCAGTAATTGAAAATCAAAAAGTAGTAGATGTTGTAGTATTGAATACAGGTATTGGTTATACTGCAGCATCAACCTCTATCAAGGTTACATCAAGGGGTTCTAATGCATCACTACAAGCGTCTGTAAGACATCTAACTGTTAATAACCATCTAAGACATGGTGATGAGATTTTAGTTGATACAGAGGACGGTCTGCAGTATGGTTTAGTTGGTTACTCCACAGCAATAGGATTATCTGAATTTGGTGATAATAGTATTGATCATTCACCAATCATAGGGTGGTCTTACGACGGAAATCCAATTTATGGACCTTATGGGTATGATGATTCATCAAATAGTAATTCTCAAATAAGAAATTTAGAAACTAGTTATAAATTATCACCATCTGATGTGGTAGATCGACCCTCTGGATTCTCAAATGGATTCTTTATTGAAGATTTCAAGTTTGATAATAGTGGTGATTTAGATAAACATAATGGAAGATACGGAAAAACACCTGAGTTTCCAAATGGTGTTTATGCATATTTTGTAGGTATTAACACTAATACTCAAACATCCGTATTTCCTCATTTCATTGGAAACACATATAGATCTAAACTTATTAATCAAGATGTTGATCAAGGATTTGAATTCAATAAATCAAATCTTTTAAGAAATACACTTCCTTATGCTGTTGGAGATGTTGGTACAGATAATGATTTTATTAACGAACCAAATGAAATTTTACTTCAAAGTTCAACTATTAATTCTGTTACGAAAGGATCTGTAGATTCATTTGATATACATGAAACGGGTGAAGGTTATAAAGTTGGCGATTTAGCTATATTTGATAATACAGGAACAAACGGTGGAGGTATTAGTGCGTTTGTTGATTCAGTCATCGGAAAACCTGTTGAAAATTTATCAACATCTATTGAAGATTATCAAAATGCAAAGTTAGTTTGGAATAAATCAGGTGAAATAACACTACATACAAGTCAACCACATACTTTATTAGATAATGATACTGTTGTAATTTCTGGAATATCCACATTTATTGCAAAATTAACAGGTGAGCATGTTATTGGTGTTTCCTCAGAAAAAACAAAACTATTCTTAGATACGCCAGCAATCACTGTTGCAGGTATTGTGACTGATTTAGTAGTATCAACTATACCTAATATTTCAGTTGGGTCAACAATCGGAATAGGAACTGCTAGATTATCTGTACTAAACATTTTCCCGAATAGGAAAGTAATACGTGCAATTACTGAGCATACCGCTGGAATTCATACAGCGACCACAGATGTAATTGAAATTACTGATAAATTTACAATTCCACTAACAACACCATACTTTGAGTCAAACTTAGATGATAAGATATTTTTTAATCCTACACAGGAATTAGGTATAGGAACAGTTTCTGGTCAAAGTGGTATCTCTACCATTGTTATAGGTAATTTCCCGATACCAACTTCAATACCTAATCAGAGTGTATTCATACCAAATCATCCATTCAAACAAAATCAACAAGTTACTCTTACCAAAGGAGGTAGCACTCGTATAGTTGCATCGAATACTGGCGATAGTGCTACATTTAATATTCCCGAATCTGGTGAATCACAAACATTATTTGTAATTAATAAGTCAAAAAATTTAATTGGATTAACAACACAAGTTGGTTTAACTACCACCACAGATGGATTATTCTTTAGATCCTTTAATTCTAATAATAATGATACAGATTTTAAATATTCTATAGAATCTAATTTTACACAAGAAGTTGCTAAGGTAGAAAAAATTAAATCCACAATATCAATATCCACTGCACATGGTCTTGAAAATGGTGATTTAATTACTCTCACAGTCAAACCAAAACAATCTCTAGGTGTTGGAACCTCAGAATCAATATTATTAAAGTACAATTCAGCAAACGATAAGATTCTTGTTAATCCAATATCATTTGGATCTACTTCAGTAAATATAACAAAAAATGAATTTGAACTTACATCTCATGGATTTGAAACAGGAGAGAAGATATTTTATGACTCAAGTAGTTTTATTAGTGGTTTAGGGACAGGTTCATATTTTGTTCATAGAATTGATGATAATAAATTTAATCTCTCATTAACAAGAAAAGATAGTATTTCTGAACCACCTTTGATAGTGGATTTAAAATCACAGGGTTCTTCACATGAGATTAGTAAAATTAATCCGATAATTCCCGTAATTAAGAACAATAATTTAGTTTTCAACACAGGTGATGCCTCTTTAACAGGATACAGTTTAAAAATATTTTACGATAAAGAGTTTAATAATGAATTGGTTTCAATTGGGTCAACCGATGGATTTAGCGTTGTAAGTGCAGGTAGCACAGTCACCCTTTATTATAATGATAATTTACCATCTAAAGTTTACTATTCATTAGAAAAATCTGGATTTATCAGCACAGCAGATAAAGATGTATTTAATTTTTCAGAAATTAATTTTGTTGATAGTAGTTATAATAATTCCTACAATATATCTGGAGTAGGAAATACAACATTTATTATATCAGTAAGTGAAACTCCAGAACAATTATCTTACATTAAAACAACCTCGGATATATCATATACCACTAAATCTTATGCCGCAGAGGGTGGTGTTGGTTCATTAAATCTTACTTTTGGTGGTGCAAACTATAAAAAATTACCAGAGTTTGTTAGTATTGCATCAACAAATGGTATCAATGCTGATTTAATTCCTGTATCAAAAACTGTGGGTAGAATTAATGAGATAGAGATTAATGATCAAGGTTTTGATTTTTCTGCTGATAAAACCTTAAATCCTGAAATATTCATATCACCTAATATTACAGTTGTTGATAGAAATGAAATTGTAAGTATAGAAATAATTGATGGAGGTAAAGGTTACACATCACCACCAGATTTATCTCTTGTAAATCCAGAGGATGGGACAAAGTATAATACAGGTGTTCTTAAAGCAAAAATACAAGGATCATCTATTGATGAAATTGAGATACTTGAGACTCCAGTTGGTTTAAATGAGGTTACAAATTTAGTTTTTGCCGAAAATGGTGATAATGGAATAGGTATCAATAGTTGTTTTAGTAACACTACAGGTATAGTTACTTGCTTCCTAGCAACACCAATTTCTGGGTTTATATCAGTTCCTTTTGCAGTTGGTGATAAAGTATTTGTTGAAGGTATTGTTAATATTCTTGACGAGGGTGATGGATTTAATTCTGCAGATAACAAATATAATTTCTTTGATGTTATTTCATATTCAAATACAAACCCTGCAAAACTTGTATTTGATGCCTCACAATTCGTCAGCAGTAATCCTGGTATTGCAGTTACATCACAGAACTCATTTGCATCTGTCATTAAGAAGACAAATTATCCAATTTTTAAAGTAACACAACAAGCAAGACCATTTAAAGTAGGTGAAAAGATATTTACCAAGGAGGGTGATAGTTTTGTTGAAAGAGACTTAGTAATATCTGATAACTTGAATGATGATATTAAAGTATTTGGTACATATGAATTGAATGTTGGTGATAAGATTTTTGGACAAAATTCAGGAACTTTAGCAACAATTAAATTTTTAAAAGATAATAAAGCAATATTTAAAGTTGATTACTCATTACGTAAAGATATTGGTTGGTCAAATGATATCGGTAAACTTAATTTAGATTATCAAGTCCTACCAGACAATGATTACTATCAAAATTTATCTTACACAGTTAAAAGTAGTCAGACATATGAAACAATATCATCAACTGTAAATGGATTATTACACCCAACAGGTTTAAAGAATTTTTCAGATACTGGTATAACTAGCACATCATCTGTACGTGTAGGCATTGGATCAACTTTACAATCAACAAGCACAACAGGTTTAGATATTATAACTGAAAAAAGAGTCGATACTCTTAATTTCTTTGATGAAGGAATAGATATTGATACCCTTCCTGATGATATTAATCCAACAAAATCAAAATTCATTAAGTTTAATAATAGAAAATTATCAGATTTTATTAATTGTATTAGTAACAGAGTTCTTTCAATAGATGATTTTAGTAGTGAATTTTCAAATGCAGGTGCAAGTGAATCTGAATTATTTGTAGATACTCATGACTATAGTTTATTAGATGGATACTCTAGATTCTTAGTTCAAATAGTTGATCCTGTAGGCACTGAAAGACAAGCAACTGAGATTATTACTCTTCCTTCTCCAACAGGTGATATAATAACCTTTGAAAAAGGTTCACTTGATAATAGAAGTGATCGTCAAATAGCAAATTTAGAAGGTAATTTGACTGATGGATCTTTAAGTTTAAGATTTACACCATTTGAAAAGTTTAATACTGACTATGATATTAAAATTTTAAAGAATAAATTTACATCATCTGGTGTAGGATCAACATCAATAACAATTGGGTTTGTTGATCTAATATCATCTAATCAAGTGATAGGTGCAGGTTCTACAGTAAATCTATTACAAAGAAATGTTAATAAAACAGAATCATTGTTTATAAATGCTGAAATTTTAAATGGTACAACTGAGGAAAGAACTTATGCTGAAATTTTTGTAGATCATAATAACACTGATACTTTTACTTCAGAATTTTATTTTGATAACGATCCTAATGATACATTATCCGATAGATTCATAGGAACATTTACATCTGCTATTAGTTCAGGTGTTCTTACATTAGATTATAAAAATACCGATTCAAACGATGTAACCATAAGAACTAAAATAGTAGGATTTGGCACAACTGCATCTGGGATTGGAACTCATGTATTTAAAGCAACAGGACAACCTGATGCATCAGTTAATTCTGCGAGATTGCAAACAAATTTTGTTAGTATCGCATCAACAGGCACTGTCTTTAGCGTAGGTAAGTCTGATGTATCTACTATAAAGGCGATTGCAAAGGTTGGTTATGGCAATAGTTCTGCTCTCCATCAGTTCTTAATCATAAATGATACAACTGATTCTTATATAACTCAATATCCATTCCTTCCTGTGGGCACAGGAAATACTACAGGAATTGGAACATTTGGATCTGAATTTAATGGATCAAACCTTGATATTAAGTTTTATCCTGATGCAGGTATATCAAATATATCTGTCCAGACACATAGTGAAATAATTCAAACAACAAGTGATCTTGTAAACACACCAGATATTTTATCATATGGAACTATAAGTGAGCAGGTTATAACATCTGGATATAATGCTAGAAATGGTAATAGAGTTAATAGGACTGATTTTAACGTCACCCATGAAGGAGTTCCAATATTCCAAAAAACATTTAATCCTGCGACAGCATTAGATACTTCAACGGGAATATTTAATGTTCCTGATCATTTCTTCAACACTGGAGAAAAATTAACTTATGCATCAGGTTCATCATTTACTGGTGTAACAGCATCTTCTATACAATCAGGTGGAAGTAATATCCCTACAACTGTTTATGCAATAAAGAATGGGTCATCTGAATTTAAATTAGCAACATCTAGAAATAATGCACTTGCAGGTACAGCGATAGCATTTTCATCTGCTGGTTCTGGTAATGCTCATACTTTAACAATGGATAATAAACTTTCAAAAGCGATTGTATCCATAGATGGTGTCGCACAAAGTCCAATTGCATTTACTAAACTAATTTACACATTACAAGATAATTTTGGATCTGTTGGTGCTGGTGAAAGTGTATTTGCTCTATCAGGTATAGGAACAGTCGCTGCTGGTGATCTAATTAAAGTTGATGATGAGTTTATGAAAGTAAACTTAGTTGGACTAGGTACCACTGCAGTAGGACCAATTACAGGAACAGGAACATTTAATTTAATTGATGTTGAGAGAGGTGTTGTAGGATCAACTGCTGCATCTCATAATGATGGTGCATCAGCACGAATTCATCTTGGTTCATATAATTTCATCGGTGGTAAAATACACTTTACAGAACCACCATTAGGAAATAACACCAGAAGTGTTGATAGAGAAACTCTCATTCCCATATCAAGATCAACATTTGGTGGTAGAGTATATCTAAGACAAGATTACACTACTAATGCTGTATTCGATAACATAAGTAGAGATTTTACAGGAATTGGTGCTACCTATACCCTAACAGTTGGTGGTGCAAATACTACTGGTATTGAAACTGGAAGTGGTGTATTATTCCTTAATGATATATTCCAGACACCAACAACTACTAATAACTCTGGTAATATATACAGTTTTGTTGAAGGTGCAACTGGTATTACAAGTGTAACATTCACTGGTATCACTGATGGAAGTAATAATTTAATTTTATCTAACGAAGATGTTAATAAGAATCAACTACCTAGAGGAGGAGTAATTGTTTCTTTAGGTTCAACCAACGGATTAGGATTTGCACCCCCAGTTGGAGCAGCAGTCACTGCAGTTAAGAATCAAAATGGTACAATTACTGCTGTTGGTATCGGAACTGGTGATTTTCATGGTTCTGGTTATAGAGGAACTGTTGCAGTCGGTGTCACAGATGTTGCTTACGAACATAGATTTGAGAGTGCTGGTATTGGATCAATTAGAAAAGGATCATTTGCTGGTCCTGCGTATACAGCAACGAATGCTGTTTATACTTCATTCAGTGGTGAGTTTGTAATTACTATACCAAGTCATAACTTAGTTGTTAATGATACGGTTGGTATTGATACAGGTGGAATTGTATTCAGATGTTCTAAGGATCATTTTGCAACTTTACATCCATATCCTCGCTCAGGTCCCACTCCAACATCTACAAATGGAGATCCAATAGTTGGTATACAAACAACAATCACTGCAGTTACAACTAATACAATCACAATAAATGTTGGTGCTGGTGGTGGTGCAGGTACTGGTGCAGTTGTAAATGCGACAGTGGGTGTGGGTGGAACACTCACATTTGCAGTTGCGTCTGGTGGATCTGGTTATGTTCAACCACAAATTGATATATCACAACCTTCATATGAAAATCTAGAAGTTGTTGGCGTATCAAGACTTGGAATCGGTGCTACAACAGAAACAGGTAGAAATCTTTTAATCAGTGTAGATGTCGGACCTGCAAGCACAGTGGGTATAGGATCAACCTTACGTGAAGTAAAATCATTTAAGATTGCAAGACAAGGTTATGGTTTTAGGAAAGGTGACGTATTTAAACCAGTGGGTCTTGTAACTGATCGTGGTTTAGGATCTGTTCTTCAAGATTTTGAATTGACTGTACTTGAGACATTTACTGATTCATTTGCATCATGGCAGTTTGGTGAGTTAGATAATGTTGATTCAATAAGAAATCTACAAAACGGTTCAAGAACAAGATTCCCACTTGAATTTAACAATGAATTGTTGAGTTTTGAAACGAATAATACAGAATTGAACTTAAATGCAGTTCTTCTAATATTTGTTAATGGTATCATACAAGAACCAGGAAAACACTATCAGTTTGAGGGTGGAACATCATTTACATTCAGTGAGGCACCTGATGAAGACGATAAAGTTGATATATTCTTCTACAGAGGAACTCGTGGAACTGATAGTATATCAGTTAATACGGTGGAAACTGTTAAGCAAGGTGATATTTTAACTTTAAATAAAAATGATAATTTCTCTTCTACATTAGGACAAGATCCGAGAACAATTTACAATATCACAACATCTGATAAAGTAGAGACAAACTTATACACAGGATTAGGTATAAGCACAGTTCCTAAACCTATAAGTTGGACAAAACAAAAAGTAGATAAAGAGATTGCGGGTGAGTTTGTATCAAAGGCAAGAGATTCAATTGAACCACTAGTATTTCCAACTGCAAGAATTATAAGTGATTTATCAACTTCAGGAACTGAAATATTTTTAGATAATGGAAAATTATTTGACTACGAAGTAGGAAGTCCTATAAGTATAGATGCTTTAATAGTTAATACATCTGATGATCCAGTCGCTGCTGCGATTACTGCAACAGTTTCTGCTGCAGGTACAATTAGTGCATTAACTATAGGTAGTGGGGGATCTGGATATACTGGATCTACTGTTAACGTAAAAATATCTGCTCCTAGTTCAATCGGTGTGGGTGTAGGTACAACTGCATCTGCAACATTAAGTGTTGTGAATGGTGTATTATCAGGAACAGCAAATATTACTAATCCTGGTCTTGGGTATACACACTCAACTCCACCACAGATTATTACTGCTTTACCCTCAGTATCACTTGAAAATATTAGTAACGCAGGAGTTGCGACTGGATTCTCTGGTATTATCACAGGTATTCAAACAACAACTGGTATTGGTGGTAATCCTCTTGCTCTTGAGTTCTTTATATCTAATCCTAGTATTTCAGCACTATCAGTAAATGATAGAATATTAGTATCTGATACTCAGACTGGTTTTGGAATTACATCAATTGATGGTCATAATGCATCAATTGTAGGTATTGGAACAACATTCTTAGATAATGTTTATAAGATAGATGCTTTCTCAAGAGTAAGTAATGTAGGTATTATTACTTGCAATGTATTATCAACCACCAGTGTAACAGGCATCGCTATTACTGGTTCTGATTTGAATCCTGTTGGAACTTTATCATTCGGTAAGATCTCTGGATTTACAAGATCAAGTTCTCCAATATCAATTGGTGTAACTGGATTTACTATAAATTCAGGTCTTTCTACCTTCCCAATATTACAGAGACGAGGGACAGGTTTGAGAGATACAGGTGGATTAAGTAAATCACTCTAGTCTCTAACGTATAAATATAGAAAAAAACCCAATTCGATGGCCGCTATTGTAACAGATCAGTTTAGAATATTAAATGCTAGTAATTTCGTAGACAACGTAACGGATTCTAATAATTCTTACTATGTGTTTGTTGGTCTGTCCAATCCTACAACATCTGGGTTTGGTAGAGCAACAGATTTTAATACTGATACACCAAGTCCAACAGACAATTTTGACTATATGAACTTTGTAGGTGATAATATGTCTTTTGGTAAGAAAGTAACTTCAGATAATGTAAGAAGATTGGTGAGAAAGATAACTTGGGCAAGAGGAACCAAGTATGAGATGTTTCGTCATGATTATAGTAATACTAATAAATCTCCAATAACAGGAGCATCTCGTTTATATGATTCAAATTACTATGTAATGAATAGTGATTTTAAAGTATATGTTTGTATTGATAATGGATCTTCTGGAATATCCACTACTGGTAATGCATCACTTGACGAACCTACATTTACTGATCTAGAACCATCAAAAGCAGGTACTAGTGGTGATGGGTACCTATGGAAATATCTTTTCACTGTATCACCAAGCGATATTATAAAATTTGATTCTACTGATTTTATATCAGTATCAAATAATTGGTCTTCATCAACTGATGCTCAAATTGTTGCAGTTAGGGATAATGGAGATTCTGATATCAATAATAATCAAATCAAAAAAGTTTATATTGATAATCAGGGAAATGGGTATACAAATGGAACAGGGCAAGAGGTTGCAATTTTAGGTGATGGAACTGGAGGTAAAGTTGTTATTGATGTTGTTAATAATAAAATAACTAACGCAGTGGTATCATCTGGTGGTAAAGGATATACATATGGAATAGTTGATTTGGGACCAATTGGAAATACAAGTGCTTCTGTAAAAGCAAAATTAATTCCTATTATTCCACCGTCAAAAGGTCATGGTCATGACATATATAAAGAATTGGGTTCAGATAGAGTTCTTGTTTTTGCTAGATTTGATACTTCAACAACAAATGATTTTCCAGTAAATACAAGTTTTTCTCAGATTGGAATTCTTAAAAATCCAACTTCAATAGGATCAACTAGTCTATTTACTGATCCAACTTTCTCATCAGTGGGTGCTTTGAAATTTACATCATTTAATGTTGAACCTAAAGTTGGAGAAGTTATAAGTCAGAATGTGACTGGTGGAACAGCGAAAGGATTTGTAGCTGCTTTTGATAATGAAACTAAAGTAGTTAAATTTGTTCAAGATAGAACAAATACATTAAATCCAACAACTTTTGATTCTACTGATTATGTTGGAGTATCTACGTTCTCGCAGGTGCTTGCATTTGCTTCTAACTCAAATAGTGTTGCAGGTAATCAAGGATTCAACGCAACAATAGATACTGGATTTACTGGTATAAGCACAAACCCTGACGGAACTAAATTGATATCATTAGACACCCAGTTCACACAAGGGGTTGCTAATCCTGAGATAAATAAAAAGTCAGGTGATATAGTATATCTTGATAATCGTCCATTGATTTCAAGAAATGCTAGACAAAAAGAAGATGTAAAAATTATTCTGGAATTCTAAAAAATGCCTCAGAAAACGAATCTAAATATAAATCCATTTTTCGATGACTTCGATAAAAATGATAATTTTTATCGTGTACTATTTAAACCTGGTTTTCCAGTTCAGGCAAGGGAATTAACGCAGTTACAATCTATACTGCAGAACCAGATAGAGTCTTTTGGTAGTCATATATTTAAAGAGGGATCAATGGTGATTCCTGGTAATATTAATTACAATGATGAATATAATTCTGTAAAAATAAATCCAGATCATTTAGGGATAGACGTTACTGTTTACAAAGACCAGTTAAAAGGTAAACGTCTTAGAGGTCAAACATCAGGTATAGTTGCAATCGTTAATGATTGTTATACACCATCTGATGATCCTCAATATACTGATGTTACTTTATACGTCAAATATGTACAATCAGGAACTGATAATACCATAGCGAGTTTTGAAAATGGTGAAATATTAATTACTGAGGACACATTTACTTACGGTAATACTACAATTTCATCTGGTGAAACTGTCGCTTCCTTAGTATCTGAAAATGCAACAGCAATAGGATCACTCGCTTCTGTGGGGCAGGGTGTATTCTTCATTAGGGGGATGTTTGTCGATGTTGCAACAAGTGATATAATATTAGACCCATATACAAATACACCATCATACAGAGTTGGTTTAACAATACTTGAAGAGATAGTATCAGCAAAAGATGATAAGTCACTTTATGATAATGCTAAGGGATTTTCAAATTTTGCAGCACCAGGTGCTGATAGACTTAAACTAAGTGCAATACTATCTAAAAAAGCACTCAATGATTATGATGATAAATCTTTTGTTGAATTACTTAGAGTTGATAATGGAGAGATTAAAAAATTACAGAACAAATCTAATTATAATTTAATTAGAGATTATTTTGCAAAGAGAACTTTTGATGAGTCTGGTAATTATTCTGTAGAAAATTTTAAGGTTGAAGTTAAAGAATTATTAAACAATCGTGAATCAAATGAAGGTGTATATTTTGAGGGACAACAAACTGAGCAGGGAAATATTCCGACTGAAGATCAAATGGCAGTTAAAGTATCTGCTGGAACTGCTTACGTTAAGGGATATGATATTGAAACTGTAGGAACAACTGTTTTAGATGTCGATAAACCTAGAGATGTTGAAAAAATTGAAGCATCTCAAGTTCCATTTGAATTTGGGACAAAATTTAAATTAAATAATGTTCATGGAACACCAGAAATAAAGGTGGGATCCACTTTGACTATAGATTTATATGATAAAAGGAGAGTCAATACAAGTGCTAGTGGAACAAAGATAGGTACAGCAAGAGTTTACACTCATAATTTAGCGGATGCACCTTATAAAAATGCCTCTACGGAACATGATCTTTATGTATACGACGTTCAAACATTTACAAATCTCGTTGTAAATTTAGCATTAAGTCCATTACAATGTCCTGCTACATCATTTGTAAAAGGTGTAAGTAGCGGTGCAACTGGATTTGTGGAAACAACAGTTAGTAACTCTACTACTGTACAACTAACTCAAACATCAGGAACATTTATATCAGGTGAGCAAATTATAATTAATGGTGATGATTCATTAGTTAGATCAATACAGTCTGTGAAAATAAACAGTGTGCGTGATGTTAAATCTGTTCATCAAGCAACTGCTAGTTTATCTGGATTTAGTGTGAATTTTGGTGGAGATGTTGTTTTACAAAAAACACAACTTAAGGGATTAAGTATCACTGATCAAGTTCAAATAGCAACAAATGGTGTTGTTACGAGTCCAAAATCAAAAATAATTGCAAGTTTAAAGGTAGGAGATATAATAAAGTACCCAGTTGCTGGTCAGGCAGTTGAAAGTTTTAATCGTGTCGAAAGTGTTGGTGTTACTACAGCAAAAGTTGAGGCAGTAACAGATGTTACTGGCGTATGTGAAGGTGGATTACCAAGTGCATCAGTTCTCACTAATATCACAGTTGGATCACCAATAGTTTCAGAAAATGGTGGTTTATTTGCTAAAATAGATGATGATAATATTTCGACATTAAATTTGGGAGCATCTAATCTACTTGTTACCGAACAAATTACAGGACAATCAACAAACGCTACCACTGGTGAAATGAATATTGCATCAAGTGCTTTAAGTGGTATTACAAGTTCTTTATTTGAAGTTTTCGATGCTGAGAGATATTATGTATCATATAGTGGTGGTGGAATTGAAGATTTAACATCTGATCAAGTAACTTTAGTCAATGGTGGAGATTCTGTTAAATTTACAGGTTTAACTATTGGTCAATCTAATGTTGTTGTAAATACGACTGTTAAAAAATTAGGTATCCAGCATAAAAAGAAAGAATTTATAAGAAGTGAAAAAATTACCATAAATGGAACAGTGTCTGCGGCATCAACTGCAATAAGTGGATTGTCAACTAGCACATATTTTGGAACAAGAGTAGAGGATAGTTCCATATCTCTAAATGTTCCTGATGTGGTAGAGATAGTAGGTATATATGAATCATTAAATACATCTGCACCAACTTTAGACTCATTAACATTTCCTACAGGGTTAAATTTAGATACATCATCAATATTAGGTGAGAAAGTTATCGGATCAACTAGTGGAGCAGTTGCTCAAATAGTCACTAGATCATCTGCAACAAAAATTGAAATATCTCATCTTAATTCATCACGTTTCACTGTGGGTGAAATCGTTAATTTTCAAGAGTCAAATATCGCCTCGATAGTTCAAGTAGTCGATAATGGTAATTTTCAAGATATAACTCAAGAATATGATCTTGATAAGGGACAAAGAGATCAATTCTATGATTATGCTAGAATAGTAAGTAAAAATAATTATAAACCATCAAGACAAGTTCTTGTAATATTCAACTGGTTTGATGTCCCAAGTAATGATACTGGTGATGTATTTACAGTAGATTCATATCCTGCTGGATCATTTAAGGAAGATATTCCATTGTTACCTTCAGGTATAAGGGCATCAGATACACTTGATTTTAGACCAAGAGTACAAAGATTTACTGCAAGTAATGCATCACCATTCGCTTTTGCAAGTAGAGATTTTTCATCAACGACTAATCCAAGTTTAATAGTAACTCCAGAGGAAAGTTCATTAGTTGGTTATGAATATTATCTTCCTAGAATTGATAAAGTTGTTATTGGTAAAAATGGTGTAATAAGTGTTGTTAAAGGTGTATCTTCTGAGGAACCAAAAATTCCAATAAACGTTGAAGATGCAATGGATATTGCAATTATTGAACTTCCAGCGTATCTCTATAATGCAGATGATGCAAAAGTGATACCTATTGATAATCGTAGATATACGATGAGAGATATTGGTAAACTAGAAGATAGAATTGAAAATCTTGAAGTAGTTACATCACTTTCTTTACTTGAACTTGATACTAAAACATTCCAAGTCAGAGATATTGATAATCTTGATAGATTTAAGTCTGGTTTCTTTGTCGATGATTTTAGAGATAATAATCGTCAAGATTCCTCTACAACTGGAAGCACTTTAACTGATGATGGCGAGTTTGCATCACCCATAGATTTTTATTCAATATCACCCGAAATTGCACTTGAACCATCAATTAACATTGATACCGCTGATTTTAAGGCAAATCTTGAATTACTAGATTCTAATGTACAAAAAACTGGTGATCATGTAACTTTAAGTTATACAGAAAAAGATTGGATTGAGCAACCACTAGCATCAAGAGTAGAAAATGTTAACCCATTTAATATGGTTGATTTTTCAGGATCAGTTGTATTAGATCCCTCCTCTGACTCATGGGTTAGAAACATATATGTTGATGGTGGAACTAGGAGAATAACAGGTGGATTTGATGGTACATTCATAGAAAGTATCAAAACATCAAGTGCTCCTGATACTCATATCAGATCTCGAAATGTTGCTTTTGAAGCAAAAGGATTTAGACCATTGGGTAGACAATATGCATTCTTTGATGGATCAGCAGGAATAGATGTAGTTCCTAAATTAATTGAAATTACAATGACCTCTGGTACATTTGTGATTGGTGAAACTGTTAAAGGTTTTGTTGGTTCATCGCACTTATTCAGTGCAAGAGCATATGCACCTAATCACAAAACTGGACCTGGTGCAAGTCCTGAAACAACATATTCTTTAAATCCATATGATAGAAGTGTTAATCTTCCTGCAGTTTATTCATCATCATCTACTATATTAAATGTGGATGTAAATTCATTAGTTGATGAAGTTTTAGGTAAATATTTTGGATTTGTTACTGAGGGTATGATTCTTCTTGGAGAGACAAGTGGTGCACAAGCAAAAGTTGCAAGTGTAAAACTAATACCTGATACATTTGGAGATTTATCAGGATCATTCTTCTTTAGAGATCCGTTTAGTAATCCACTTCCACCATTGAGATTTACTACAGGAACAAAAACATTTAAACTTACATCAAGTGCAACAAATGCAAAAAGATTAAAAGGTAGTTTAATTATAAGTTCTGGTGAAACAACATATGAGGCAAATGGTGTTGTAGATACTATCACACAAACTGAAGTCATAGTAAGAAGACCACCTGAACCAGAAGACTGTGATCCATTAGCACAATCATTTACTGTTGATGAGACTGGTGCATTTTTAACTGCAGTAGATTTATATTTTGCAAGTGTTGATCCATCTCAAAAAGTAAGAGTTCAAATTAGAACAGTCGAACTAGGAACTCCAACTCTTAGATTAGCAGCAGATCACGCACAGGTTGATTTGGAACCATCACAAATAACAACATCAACTGATGGTACAGTCGCTACTAAAGTTACCTTCCCCTCACCAATATATCTTGAATCTGATACAGAATATGCAGTCGTAGTTCTAGCACCTACATCAAATCTATATGAATTATGGGTTGCTAGAATGGGTGAGAGGACTGTTAATACAACCACTCTACCAGACGCAGAAAGTGTGATAGTGACTAAACAATATATTGGTGGTAGTTTATTTAAATCACAAAATGGAACCATATGGACTGCAAGTCAGTTTGAGGACATGAAATTTAAACTTTATAAGTGTAATTTCAGTTCAACAGCAGGAACTGCATTCTTCTATAATCCAAAACAAGATATAGATAGCAACACATCTATACTACCTAATGATCCAATTAAAACATTACCACGTAAATTGAAAGTTGTAATTAGTAACACAACTGTGATGAATAATATTCTGATACCTGGTGCAAAAGTAAGTGATGAAACTGCATCAACAGCGATTACAGGTATTGTTGAGAATGCAGGTGGTACAGCAAGTGCAATGACCAAGACAAATGTAGGTGTTGGTTATTCACAAGGAACATATGCTGCAGTTCCCTTATATAATATTACAGGATCTGGATCAGGTGCTACTGCAAATATTGTAATTAATGCCCAAGGTGAAATTAATGCAGATCCATCAAGTATCAGTGGTGGTTCTGGTTATGTACTGGGTGATGTATTAGGGTTAACCACTAGTACTATGGTTAAAGGTTCAGGAGCACAAATAACAGTTACAGGATTATCTAACAGAAACACACTTTATCTCACAAATGTACAAGGCCAAGAATTTACTGCGGGTCGCCCTCTTGTTGTATACAATGGTAGTAGTGCTGTGGCTATGGCTGGTACTACTATTACAAGTTCAGTTGTCGTAAATGATCTTTTTGAAGGAAATGTAATTGAGGTTGGTCAATTCAGTCATGGTATGCATGCGGACAATAATGTATTAACATTGTCTGGAATAAAACCAAATACAGCACCCACCACTTTAGCAACAGCATTAGGAAGAAACGATGTGACTATATCAGTCGCAGATACTACAGGATTTAATTTCCAGAGTGGAATTCACACAACATCTGGATTTGTCCAAATAAATGGTGAAATTATCTTCTATAATTCAATCACTGCTGGTGTATCACCTGCAGGAACACTTGGAATTTCATCAAGGGGTGTTGACTCGATACAACGTGCACATGATGTTAATACTCAAGTATTCTCTTATGAATTGAATGGTATTCCTCTAAACAGAATTAATACAACTCATAATCTACCATCAAGCACTTTACTCAAATCTGAGAGAGATCTTGATAAGTATCATTTACAGATACTTAGAGGAGATAGAGCAACTGGTGATGATCAATTAAGTTTTTCAGATGAAAATCAGGTGGGAGGATCAGGTGCTAAAGGAACAAGAAACGTACAATTTAATACAATAATACCTACATTTAATGTGATTACACCTGGAGACGGTTCAACAATATCTGCTCAAACACGAACAGTATCTGGAACAAGTGCAGGTGGATCTGAGGTATCATTCTTAGATCAGGGATTTGAGGATGTATCAATTAATAACTCAAATAACTTAACTACACCTAGAATAGTTGCATCAGAGAGAAATGAAACCACTAGATTAACTTCTTTACCTAAGAATAAATCTCTTACTGTAGGATTAACACTAAATTCAACAGATTCTAATTTATCACCGATGGTGAATGTTGTAAATGGATCTGCAATTATATTAGGTAGAAATCGTCTTAATAATCCAATAACAGATTATGCCTTTGACGGTAGAGTCAATCTTGAAGAGGATGATCCACATTCATCTACATACGTAAGTAACAAGGTAAGTCTCAAGCAACCAGCAACATCACTTAAAGTATTAGTGGGTGCCTTTAAACATTCATCTGCAGATTTTAGAGTCTTATATAAATTAACTCGTACTGACTCTAACAACGTAGAGCAAGCATTTGAACTATTTCCTGGTTTTGATAATTTAAGAGATTCTGATGGTGATGGATTTGGAGATGAGGTTCTTAATTCAAATAATAATAGTGGAAGACCTGATGCTTTTGTGAGATCAAGTGCAGATGGTGAATTTAATGAGTATCAATTTAGTATTGATGAATTAGAACAATTTACAGGATTCCAAATTAAGATTGTTATGAGCGGAACAAATGAGGCAAAAGCACCTCGTTTCAAAGATCTAAGAGTTATCGCATTAGCATAATGAAAAAACACATTCCCCTAAGTTTTGTTCCAAAAATATTCTGGTGTGCTCTCTTTTTGAGCATATCAATTAGCGTAGCATCATGAAAACATTTAAACATTTCCAAGAGGATCAATCTAAAAATCCATTCATAGATCAAAAAACAGGAAGACAAAATCCTGGTGTTTATGGGCATAATCCACCTATTCATAAATTAGCAAGTGGAAATAAATATACTAATGATATTTTAGATAGAGATGGTACTAAAGAATTAGATCAGTATCTTCAAGAACCAGAAGTGATGAAATTTTTTAGAGATAATGATAATAGAATCAGATCAACTACAGAGGGTCCTAGTGGTGTAAAAACAAAATATTACACAAACAAATTTGTAGTATCTAAAAAAGGAACCTTACCAAGAGGATGATACCAGTAGAAGGACATAAACATCTATACCGTGAAGAATCAGGTGCAATTGTAAACACCGATACGAACGGTTATGCAAACTATATGAAAGCGAAGAATACTAAACTAACTGAGAAGAGAGAACTTAATGATCTCAGAAAGGAACTTGATGACTTAAAAAATCAGTTAAGACAACTTTTAGATAGATAAATAACTAAGATCGAGTGATTTGATATGGCGGTATACGTAACCAATCTGTTAATAAAAACTGGAACAACTTTTGATCAAGTATTTACGTTAGAAGACGGTGTGAGTAATTCACCCGTTAATTTAACTGGATTTGATGTTTCTGCTCAGATGCGAAAGCATCCTGGTGCAACAGGTGTGACTACATTTACGTCATCAATTTTTGATGCTGTTGGAGGAAAAATACAAATCGGTCTAACAACTACACAAACTGCTGAGTTAAAACCAGGTAGACATGTGTATGATGTTATCACTACTAACACTTCCACACCTAAAGTTATGGAGTGTGTTATTGAAGGTTCAGTTATTGTAACTAAAGGAGTCACACAAACCTAATGGCGATTCGAGTATCTAGAATTAACAGAACAATCACTGTTAGATTGGGTGCATCAAGTGCCCAAAAAGTTGTTGCTTCAGAAAAAGCAGCGACTACCACTCTTTCAACACTTCAAGAACTTGAAAATGTACAAGATATTGATGTTACTGCAAGAGCAGATAGAACTTTGTTAATGTTTGATTCGTCCTCCCAAAAATACATACACGTTGATCCCGCACAAGTTGTTGACCTAGCAGATTCTACTGATGATGATGCTTATGATGCTGGAACGTTCTAATTAAACTAATATTATAATAAATAATAGTTAAAAGGTAAATTTTAAACAATGGCTGCTCCTGTAATAAAGTTTAAAAGAGGTGCCAACAGTAGTTTACCTGCTCTAAAAGCAGGTGAACCAGCGTTTGTAACTGATGAGTTCGATTTTTATATTGGACTGGACAACAATGCCTCCAATAACAAGTTTTTCGGTTCGCACCGATATTGGACGAGAGAGACTGCAACTGCAGGTTCTGCGGTAAGAGTCGTAGAGGGTGCAAATAATGGCGACAATTATATAGAATTTAAAGCACCTGCAACATTAGGTGGTAATTTAACATATACATTCCCTGCCACTAACGCCACTAGCGGTATTTTACAAAATGATGGTAGTGGTAACTTAAGTTGGATGACGACTGGAACATTGGTCGGTCCTCTCACTATATCAGATACCACAGATTCAACTACTAAAGATACAGGAGCCTTTATAATTGATGGTGGTCTTGGCGTAGAGAAGAGTGTAACTGTAGGAGCAGCAGTTTCAATCGGAGACAGACTATTTGTTAAGGGTGAGTCAGAATTTATAGGTATCGTTACATTCCGTGGTGGAACAATCAGACTAGGTGACGGAGATACTGATGACGTTGTAGTTGGTGGTGAGTTTGCATCAGATTTAATACCTACTACTGATAATGCTCACGATATTGGTTCAGCATCAAAAGAGTGGAGAAATGCATTCTTCGATGGAACAGTAGAAACAGATGGTTTAAATGTATCTGGTGTTCTAACAACAGCACAATTAGCATCTCCAGTTATTTCAGGATTTAATCGTTTACAAGCACCACATGGTGCAACTACAACGATTGAAGTAAAAGTTGCAACCAAGGTATCAGGACAACACAGATATCATGGTTCAGGTAGTAGTTTAGGATATGTTTTAGATGATGTTCAGTCACCATTCCTAACACTCACACCAGGTAGAACATATAAATTTGATACCTCAGATAGTAGTAATAGTGGACACCCATTCAGATTCTATCTCGATGTTGATAAAACATATGCATATACTACAGGTGTAACAGTTGCAGGAACTGCTGGTAACTCAGGATCATATACAGAAATTGTTGTATCAGATACAACTCCTGATGTGCTTCACTATCAGTGTAGTGCTCACGGTAAGATGGGTAACGCTGTTACCACAAATTCAAATACAGTAAATACTCCTCATGATGCAACATTTGAAGGTTTACTGAATGCAAAAGGTAATGTAGATCTTGGTGACGCAACATCAGATACAATTACTGTTACTGGTAGATTCGATAGTGATTTACTTCCATCAACTGATGGTGCAAGAGACCTTGGATCATCTGATAATGAATGGCAGGATCTATTCATAGATGGAACCGCACAAATAGACTCTTTAGTAGCAGATACTGCAGATATAAACGGTGGTACAGTTGATGGTGTAACAATTGGTGGTGCCTCTGCTGGTGCAGGTACATTCACAGATTTAACTGGTGGTAATATACAAGTTGGCGTTACTGGTGATAATGAGATTGATACATCAAGTGGTGGTTTAACTTTAGATTCTGCTGGTGGAACAGTTACAGTTGATGATAACTTAACTGTTAATGGAACATTCACTGTATTAGGAACTCAATCTATAATCAATACCGAAACCTTAAAGGTTGAAGATAGTTTGATTGAAGTTGGTCTTGTTAATAGTGGTGGTTCACTGGTTGCTCCTTCATCTGATGCAAATATAGATGTTGGTTTAATCTTCCATTACTACAGTGGTTCAGCAAAGAAAGCAGCAGTATTCTGGGATGACTCAGTAGGAAGAATTGCTTTCGGTGCAGATGTATCAGAATCATCAAGTGTATTAACAAATTCAACACATGCTACAATCGAAGCAGGTGGATTATTTGTGAAGGATGCTGCGGGATTATCTGCAGTGATTAGTCATGATGGTTCACTTAGACAGTTAGAAAATATAACAGTCGATGGTGGCTCGTTCTAACAGTAAAGTATAACTTATAAATATAGGTGGGTGTATTCCCACCTTTTTTTATATATTGTTATGGATGAAAACGAATACAAAATGATCATATCAGTGTATCAAAAAAAGACACACGATATGCTTGCTCAAATTATAGGATTAGAAACACGAGTTATGGGACTAAATCATGTTGTTGAGCAATTGAGTGCAAAGGTAACTGATCAGGAAAATTTATTGATTCAACTGAGAGGTAAGAAAAAACCAAAAAATATTACAGTAGACTCTGAGGATTTCTAATGGCGAAACCTGCTACACGACAAGAACTAATAGATTATTGCTTTAGGCAGTTGGGTGCACCTGTATTGGAAATCAACGTTGATGATGATCAAGTTGATGATTTAGTTGATGATGCACTTCAATATTTTCAGGAAAGACATTTTGATGGTATTGAGAGGATGTATCTCAAATATCAATTTACTCAAGAGGATATTGATAGGGGAAAGGCAAAGGGGACAACAGGTGTAGGTATAGTTACAACGACAGGGACATCAACAAATATAACTGGATATGGAACAACCACTAATAGTTTCTATGAAACATCTAACTTTATTCAGGTACCTGAATCTGTAATTGGTATAGAAAAAATATTTAAATTTGATATGAGTGCGATATCTGGGGGTATGTTTAGCATTAAATATCAACTTTTCTTGAACGATTTATATTATTTCAACTCGGTTGAATTATTGCAGTATGCGATGGTCAAATCATATCTAGAGGATATAGATTTTCTATTAACCACAGAGGCACAAGTAAGATTTAATAAAAGACAAGATAGATTATATTTGGATATTGATTATGATGGAATTAATGTTGGAGATTTTATTGTTATCGACTGTCATAGAATTCTTGATCCTACAACTTTCACACAAATTTTCAATGATAGTTTTTTAAAAAGATATCTTACATCATTGTTAAAAAGACAATGGGGACAAAATTTAATTAAATTTAAAGGTGTTAAGTTACCTGGCGGTATTGAATTAAATGGTCGAGAAATATATGATGATGCACTTCGAGAGATACAAATGATTAAAGAAGAAATGAGTTCTACATATGAACTTCCACCTCTAGACTTTATTGGATAATGGCTTTAAATCCCTTCTTCCTACAAGGATCATCAAGTGAACAAAGACTAGTTCAGGATTTGATTAACGAGCAGTTAAAAATTTATGGTGTTGAGGTCACTTATATTCCTAGAAAATTTGTAAATCGGAGTACGGTGTTTCAAGAAATTGAAGCATCAAAATTCGATGATAATTATCTCATTGAAGCGTATGTTAATACATGGGATGGATATAGTGGTGCTGGAGATGTATTAACTAAATTTGGTATGAGTTTGAGAGATGAGTTACAGTTGGTCATTTCTAAAGAAAGGTTTGAAGATTTTATCGCACCATTTTTAAGTCAGGAGGATCCTGACGAGATTGGTGCTGCTGTATTAAGACCCCGTGAAGGAGATTTAGTTTTCTTTCCTTTAGGTGGTAGACTTTTTGAAGTTAAGTTTGTTGAACATGAGGTTCCATTTTACCAATTAGGAAACACA